CCGTGCCATCCATCTCAGCAGATGATTAAAAAACCACCATTAATTAATGATTCGGCACGTTTCTCACTATCCGTTTCGAATGTATCCCCTTTGTGATTAAAGCTTTAAGTCGTTAAACTTATCACGGAATTTTCGTTTCACTACATATTTCAAGAGTATCCACCTCATTTCATTTAACTATTAAGCTACTGGAGCTTGAGCAATCTGAGCATAAATAATAGCTTCATCATCCCAAAGCTTCACATCTTCACGTTCAATTGCACGTAATTCAGTGCTGTTCGTTCTCCAAGCATTTCCACCTTCTTTGGTCATATCGATGGAATATTGTTTTCGATCAAACAGTACAACAGCTTCCTTCATGTCGCCAATGATGAATGGGAATAAGTTATCTCCACTTGTTCCATCAACTTGTGTTGCTAGCGTTTTGTTAGATAATACAACAACTGGTTTACCAAACAGCAATTTACGTGTAGGTGATGTTGGGTCTGGCTGTAGTAAAGGACGTCCATCTCCATCTTCTAATTGATCAAGATAGTTATAACCATCTTGGTTTGTGAAGACTGCTGCATTTTGAGCGATAGCAGGATCAAGTGTTACATTCAATGCTGTTTTGATATCTTTGTAATCCGAGAATGATTGCTTTGTAAGTGTGTTTAACAAAGTTAGGATCAAATTGTTTCGAGTAGCTTTTGATTTCTTTGCAATCCATCGTTGAACATATGCCATAAGGTTTTGATCTGTATCTGCCAGAAGATCATTAGAAATCGGCATGAAACCAGCATAATCTTCAATTGCATAAGACATACGAGAAAATTGTGGGCTTCCCATATCTTGCATAGTATCCGGGTTACCCATTTCAGACATTTTAGCGAATGGAACTGAATCAGCTCTTACTTCTAATGTACGCTGACCTTTATTTGTAGAAACAGGCTCCACTGTAACGTATTGCTCAAGGTTATCTACCGTTTGTTTAAGTTCATTGATGGTTGTTGTAATATCTTCTGGAACAATATAACCACCATCAGCATCTGAACCTTCTGTCATAGCTGCTTTAAATTGATTCATGATTTCCTGTTCCTCTGAATCAAGAGATTGGCGACGTAAAGCTTTAAAGAAAACATTTTTATACTGTTTATCTACGTCATCATCGTCACCTGATCCAGCTGAAGGTGGTTGCATAGGTCCTCCATTATTGTTTACGGAAGGAAGGTTGGTGTTATCCATCTCAGCTTTAAACTCCAGGTAATCATCAAGCTTTTGTTTAGCGTTTTTTGCATCAGATAATTTAGCTTTGGCTTCATCTTGCTTTCCTTCATCCATAAGCGTTTGCGCCTCATCACGAAGATCAGAAACATTCTGTCTGAGCTCCTGTTCTTTTTTGTCCATACCTCCAAAGAACTGAAGGTCTCCTAATCGTAATTGTTTCATTGTGTTTTTTGCTTCTAGATCACGCATAACTTCCTTTTGTTTATGACTCATTCATTATTCCTCCCTTTTTTGCACATAAAAAACTAGACCTACAGTTCTAGCAGGTCTAGCTCATTTTGGAATTTGAGCTTTTCATCATCTGATTCAGTTACTTCTGGTTCTGGATCTTTATCCTTATTTGTGGACTTGATAAGTTTACTTGGAGCTTTATGATAATTGTTTAAAAACTCACTTGCACAAGCAGCTACTTGTTTGGATTGTATCACCTCAACTCGAGCAAAATATTCACCAATTTCTTCACCACTCATCCAAGTCTCTTTGTTCACCATATTTTCAACTGTTTCATATTCCACACCCTCAGCCAAGTTTTCTTTATAAACATTCATGATACCTTTTTGAATGTCGTCCAGATCGTCAGCCGTTTTACGTAAATTGTCTGAATTCCCTATCGCTAACACCCATGGCTTGTGTATCATCATAAAAGCATTAGATGGAACTTTAATTTCATCACCTGCTAAAGCAATGACAGAAGCAATCGATGCAGCAACACCATCAATGTAGACTACTTTCTTTGCTTGACTGCGATTCAAGATATTGTATATCGCTTGACCGGCAAATACAGATCCACCCGGAGAATTAATATAGATATTTAATTCCTTCAGGTTTTTCACTTGTTCTAGAGCTTCCAATACATCTTTCGGCATGACATCTGATTCGTCCCAACGGAACTCAGAATTATCGACGATAACCCCATAAATGTATAAGTCAGCTGATTGTTCGGTGAGGTTTTGAATGCTCACGTAAGATTCTTCATAAGGTATCCTTGGTAAAGCACTCATCATTGGTTGAAATAAACGACTCTTTTTAATCTCCCTCACCCCCTTTCAGTGATCCGGCCTTAGCTAACTGATATTCATCAGCTTTATCTAATGACACATGATTTAGATCAACTCGATGTTGATCTCCACCTTCAATAGCATTTCGTTCTTCAAGTTCACGAACCTCATTAATACTGAAAATACCTTTATCGATCATAATTTGATAAAACTCAGCTTGCGTTTTCTTGTCAGCACGAAGTAAGCTTTCTAAATTGAATTTAAGATAATACTTTTTCTGTTCTCCAATTGAGAATAACTTGTAATCAAACTCTTCCTGGTACTGAACCATAATTGGATTCATGGTATGTCGGAGAAATCCAATTGCTTGTCCTTCGATATTGCTATGAGTAGTACGGTCCAATTCATTAACCATATGAAGGGGAATGTTAAAGAAAGTTGCAACATCCGTTTTATCAGCTTTCATTGATTCAACAAACTGAGCATCTTTTAACGGCATTGAAGTACTTTGGAATTCCAATCCCGCATCAAGTATCGCGATCCGTTGTGCATTGGTTATTCCTGTGTTGGCTTGCTCCCATTCAGTTCGTATAACATCTTTCGCGTCCTTGTTTAACATTTGAGGAATTTTTAGAAACCCATTATTCGCTGCCCCATTTTTATAAAAAGATCCTTTAAACTTTTGAGCAGCTTGACTGCTTCCGATCGACTCTCGAATAAGTTGTATTGGAGGAATACCTTTTAATCCATCAGTCGATAAGGCTGTAACATGCAGCACATCATCATACGCTAGCCTTGTATATGTTCCATCGGGCAGAGTAGTCCAAAACCAAACCTTATTATTTTTCACATCAAGAATTGGTTCAGTCGTAGATGGATTTAAAAGCCATAATGCTTCAGGTCTTCCGTCTGCTCCCCAATCAATATTCACATAAGCATTTCCCCATGTGTTTCTATGGGTTTCCATCAAATGCTTGAACCGAAAAGGAGTTTGGTATGGATTTGGACGTTTTTCTAACAACCGATAAACTTTATGCTTTTTATCGCGTTCTCGCCCCTCGTCGTTTTGTTTATATAACTGGAAAGGGAGAGCTGCAATACTATTAGCTAAAATGTTTACGCAGGCATATACCGCAGGAACACCTAAAGATGAGCGCACAGTGACTTTTTCACCTGATGAAGCTTCATATCCAAACAACTTAGTAAACCATGACGATGGAGAAGATAAGTTTGTTGTTTCATTTTTGGTTTGTAATAACTGCCTCGCTAACATCTAAACACCTCCCTTCTCTATCGTTTAGGTGGGTTCTTCGCAAGGAAAATTCCGATAAGAATTAAAATTGCAGATACCATATAGTGACCAACATATTCATTCAATTGATAAGTAGTCCAAACCATAACACCAGCTCCTGCTACAATAAAAAAATCCTCCAGCCATTTGCTGAAGAATGCTTTTAAAAATGACGTAATATACATTCGTAAAATGCTTGCCAATATTTCACCACCTTTATAACGACCAATTTTTAAGAAAATGACTGCTAACATCTATGGATCCGTGATGCATGGCTCTAGCAAATCCGTTTATTATTGCTGCAGCTGGGTCAATTCTTTCAGTTGATTTTGATTTATCTAACATAATGTTCTCCTGGGCATCTTGCTTTTGAATAGCATTTCCTATGGCCCAATTAAGTAAAGGATCATCTTCATGAGTAAGATTTCCCTTGTACACTTCCGCTCTAAATTGTTTTGTAGGGTTTGTTAAATGACTGATTGTCTGAGGTATCTCTACTGTAGTTACTCCGTTATTTTCTATGTTTTGAGCAAGGTGAGATGCATTCCATTTATCATAATCAAACTCCATAATATTATAGCCTTGCGACCTCATGCGATAGATATATTGTTCAATGTAATTGTAATCAACAACCGAACCTGGCGTCGTTTCCAAGTAACCTTGTTCTTTCCATAAATCAAAGGGAACTTTATCAGATTTAATTCTTTCTTGTAGTCTATCTTCCGGCAAAAAAGAATGTTGTTTGATATGGTACTGTCCAGGACCAATTACGAACACCATCCCTAGACTAGTGATGTCTGTTGTTGCAGACAAGTCACCGCCAACAAAACAAGGGTATTGCATAAGATCATCACGTTTTGCTCTTTTTGCTGCTTTCCACTTATCCTTAGACATAAATGCGTCATCTTTCGCATCTACCCACACATTCATGTGCTTAGTCATAAAATTCTTCATTTTTTCAGGAGCACCTAATGCTTTATTTAACGCATTTCGGATTCTGTTAATACCTGATTCATGAGATGCTGCAATAGGGTTTGCTTTTTCCCAAACTGACTCATCTTTTATGTCATCATCTTTATCTAATTCGTTCACCATAACAAAATACGTATCGTCTGTTTGATCATCATTTGGATCTACAATACGTGAAATGAGTTTATATTCAACTGAATAGCATGGGTAATGAAGGTTGAACCCAGCTGTTGTAATAATCATCAACAATGGCTGTTTACGAGCTCCCATACCAGAATCAATAACATCATAGATTTCCGATGTCTCGTGACCGTGATATTCATCGATAATACCGCATTGTGGATTATACCCATCACCTGTTCTTCGATCTTCCTTACTCAAAGCCCTCATGAATGAACCACTCTTTGGATGTTCTATTCTGCTATAAGCTTCTTTGAATTTATCTTGGAGAAAGTCGCTTCTGCTCATTATGGCTTTTGTCTCATCGTAAACGATTTTAGCCTGATCTTTCTTTGTTGCAGCACAGTATACTTCACTAAACTGTTCACCCATGGCCATAAGTTCGTAAGCACCAACAATAGCTAAGGATTGTGATTTAGTATTTTTTCGAGCTACTTGCCAATAAGCATGTGTAAATCGTCTAGCTTCTGTATCTTTGTGGATCCATCCATATATGTTTCCGAAAACAAAAATCTGAATGGGTGCCGGATCAATGTGTTCTCCAGCAAGTGGTCCTTTTGTATGTTTGAATAGTGTCATCCACTCGAGGAAATGAAGAGCCTTTTCTTCATTAAATAAGTAAGGGAAATCATCTGAACCTTCACGCTCAAGATCATCCAAAAATCGTTCACATGCCCATTTATGTTTCTGACAAGCTACAATATCACAATTTATAACATCGTGAGAATAATCAATTAACCAAGCTCTTAACTCCATCTACACATCACCAAACTTTTTATCGTATGCACTTTGATTAGGTTCTTCTTTTTTAGGAGAAACCAATTTCAAACGTGCTGAAGGTGAGAGGCCGAATTCGCTCATAAACTGTTTGTAAATCTCAGCATATTGCTTTTGGATGGTTACAGCAGGGTTCTTTACTAACTTCTCACCATACTTAGTAAGCTCCGTCATCATCAAACCATGTCGTTTCACCTTTCGATGAGCTTGTATATATTTCGAATAAGCATCACAGCAAAGTGCTAACGCGGCTATATCGATATTAGTAAGAATGTCCAGTTCCAATAACTCATCAATAATACGATTCCATTCAGCTTTCGCTTCTTTATCCAGCCACTTTGGCATTTCGATCTTATCTTTATTTGGCTGGATCGTTTCCTCTGCTTCCTTACGTTCTTGTATCTCTTTTTTCGTTAAATGTTTCTTTCCATTTCCTTGAAGAACGCTTAAAGGCTGGGGTTTTCGCGGCATCTCCTCTCACCTCCTTGGTTCTGAAAATAAAAATAAAGGGAGTTTTGTGTGCGCCAAGG